TGTAAAAGTATTTGTTGTTACATTAGCAGATGATACTGTAATAATAGAACTATTTACTTGTGTATTTACAGTACTATTACCAATAGAAGTAGTATCTGAAACTGATAAGTTACCTGTTAGAGTAATTGATGTACTAAATGATGCAGCATTTTCTTTTGCTAGAGCAAAACCACCTGCAGTTGAACCATCATGAACTACAACTGTATTTTTATCAGTATCTACAGTAAGTTCACCGATGGCACCTGTAATTGCTGCAGTATTGGCAGTATTTGCTCGTCTAAATTGAACTTGTGTTGCCATTTTTTATTCCTATATCCTCCTTAAAGTATCATTCAAATCAACTGTTTCATTATATAATTCCATATCATAAATGATATTAATATCATAGTTGACTTCGAAATCTATATCTGTTGTATTTATATTATCTTGTCTGAAGTGTTCTAAATTATCTTGTTCTAAATCAATACTTTCACCATATAATTCCATATCATAAATTAGATTAATTGAATCTTCTTTTTCCAAATCAACTGTTTGAATATCAATTCCAGGATGTGGTAACTGTGTTTGACAATCATATTCATAATCATAAGTATCATCATTTAAATCATGAGTTGGGAACAATAACTTATTTAGATATGTTCTCTTGTAATCATTCCAATCTATTGAAAATGGAAAATATGTAATTGTTTCTGGATAATCAACATTTGCATCAAATTGATATGGTGGAGCAGAATTATTTAGATCATATCCAAATGGGAATAGTTTGAATTCCTTATAAAATAACAATTCTTCTTCATAATCATGTATTGGGAAATAACCTTCATATAGATTATTTGCAACAGTTGTACTGGATGATGGAATAAATGATGTAGTAGAATCATAAACAAGATTACCAAAGTATATAAGACCTGCAGTATGAACTACATTCTTCAACATATCAGTATATTTATCTAATGTTACTGAAGAACGTACTTCATAAGAATAATTTTGCCAATAATATCCATCAAATATCTTTTTGATATCAGATGAGAAACCACCACGATCCAAATAGAATCCTCTACCTGTACCATGAGTATTCAGTACAGCAAGACTTGATGTAGAATTATTACCAGATGTCATTGTTACTGATTCACTGTTAACAAACCCGAAACCAGAATCAGTTACTTCAACGGATGTAATTGCTCCATTAGAAATATTTAAATCTTTATTGAATTTAGCATTTAATCCAAGATAATCTGATTTTGTATCAACATTAACTAATGTAACATTTGCAGTTGCACCACCATCAGAACCAACAATTTTTGTAGTAGTATTGCTTGTGATAATAAAATTATTTGAATCAAAAAGTTTTAATCTTTGAACAACAAGATGTGTGGCATTTGATGATTGTATTAAACCTCTAGCACCTGTTGATTCTTGTGTGACCAATTCACCAACATTGAAACTAGAAGTAGATCCTGTGTATATTAATGTTTCTAATTCATTTTCTCTATATGAATATGTTAATGGTTCAAAAACACGAATCACTGGAACTTGATTGTATCCTGTACCACGATTTATAGAAATCAAACTTTGAATCTTACCAATTTTAGTATTTTGATAAGATAAAGTATCTTGAATTGTTGCATATGATAAGTTAGCTGCAGTATTACCAGGAAATCCCCATGATAGTGTAATAAATGAATTTGAATCAGTAAATGAGAATGTTGAATCAACTTCCATATTAATTGAATTTGATACAGACTCAATTGATTTGGCTTCTGCAAAAGAACTATTTGGTTCAAATCGAACAATCATATTTTTTGTATATGTTGCAGAAGTACATGCAGTGGAAATATTAGAATTAACTGTTAACAAAGTATCATTTGCAATACTTGCAACTTTTCTTGTGATTATTCCTGTACCAACATCAATTCGAATAAAATCACCAATACTTAATTCAGAACTAAATGATGAACCGTTGCCTGTAACAAGTTTTGAACCTGATGTTGTAATCACTTCACCAGATAACGTATCTTCTAATTCTCCTGTAAAATCTGTTCCATTACCAATAACATCTGTTGACGTAGTATTTACAGAAACATTACCTGTTAGAAATGCTTGTTCTAATGGTAGATGGGTATAATCTTTAATAAAATCTGTATTTAAATCAATATATTCTTCATAGAGAAATGAATTTGATATTGCAAAATCAACACCAGAACCATTTGACACTGATATTATAGTTGCATTTGTTGATAATGTATTGCCATAAACATAGTTATTTGTTGTAGTAATAAATGTTCCATCAATATCTTTTACACCAACAACAACTTTAACTGAATAGACATTTGCAGTTGCACCAGAATCTCTACCTTCAATTTGAACATTATTTCTAAAAGCACCAAATGATGTATTTGTTCTTATTTCACCATTTGAACCTATTGGATTGAAGAGACCATTAAAAGTAGCATTAGCAAATTCGCCTCCAGTTGTAGCATTTAACTGGAATATTTCTTCACCATTAACAAAAGTACCAGAAACATTTTGAACAAAAAGGTTTACATTTGCAACTTCACCAACGACATTAGCAGTCGTAGATGTATCAAAATATCCATTTGAAAGATTATAACCTGCAGAAATCGTATTACTTGTTGTATAAAGGGCAGAAGAATCCATATTACCTGATAAAATGGATATACTCATTTCACCTGCAGTTGCATTAATAGGAGTAACTACAAGAATTCTAGCACTACCTTTTAAATCATTATTTGCATGATATGTAAAAACTTCATCACCATTCGCAAATGAACCTGTAGCAGCAATATAATTAATATTAGCTGAATTCTGATAAATATTTTCTCTAAAATTAAAATATTGATTAGCAGTAGCAGAAACTTCAACATTACTGAAAGTAAGTATTTTTTCTGATACGATTACTTCAGAATTTTCTGTATATGCATAACCACCATCAGATAATGAGAATTCTACAACACCAGCATTATTAGAAGTACTTACAACTCTTGCTCTACCTTGAATACCAAATTGTGATGTTAAATCTAGGACATCACCAATACTGAAATTTTCACCAATACCATTAACATCTATAGATAATTCATTAAGGGAACCTGTAATAAATGGTGCTTCTTCAATCGTTAAAATATCATCAAAACTATTAATTTTTTCGCCTGTTTCAAAATTACCATTAATTGCTGATATAAATGCAACATCTAATAATTTACTACCAACACTTCTTCTAATTAAGCTTTCACAGAATGCAGTAGCACCAGATTTAATACCTTTGATTTGTTTATTAACTAGATTTGCGGATTTATCATTTAGAGATAATTCTAGATATTGAGGAACATACCATTGTCCAGATGATGGTGAAAATAGATCTGATGATGGATAATATACATCTGCACCAACACCAAATGCAATTCTGAATAATAAATCAAGACTTCTTTCGGTTCCTTTTGATCGATATAAATCTAAGGAATTTTTTACGAGTGTTCTAGCTCCAGTAACAGTATCGAATTGAATATTTTTCAGATATTTTTCTTTAAAATACACAATAAATTCATCAAAGGTTTCATCAATATCTTTTACTTCAAAGAAATGTCTTGAATAATATAGTGGATTTGCTCTATCGATCACTTGGTCGATATTAGCATTTGCAGATGAAAATGATGGTAATTTATCAGATGTAAGTGTTAGAAAGGTATTGTTTGCAATAGAATCAATAGTAAAAATGATGTAATTGTTATCATCAACATTTGATTCTCTATAAATGGCAATTTGGTCTCCATTAGAAAATCGTTCTGTAAATTTTGTATTTGAGCCAATTACATTTGCAGAATTAAGTGTAACATTAACGGTTTGTTTTGTTGATTTAGTATAACGTTTTTTACTTGCAGTAACTGTTTCCATCCATTTGTAATATTCAGTTACAAATTGAATAAAAACAGGTCCTTCCTCACGATAAAACGCTGGAAATTGTGATTCGATAAGTCCCGAGATTTTCTTCTCGATGATATCCATATTACCTACGTACTTCTTCTAAATCTATTATGATTTCATCATCTTCTATTGTTAAAATGCTATTCTGACTTGCAACAACATCTGGATCAACAGGTGTCACAAATAACTTAATTGATGAACCTTGAAATGAATCAACTACCAATCCATCAATTTCAATTTGTCCTGTATTATAATCTATTTTACCAACATTTTTAATTTTTTCATTGATAAATCCATCTGTTTTCATGATACGAACATTACCACTTCCATCATCTTCTAAAAGAACTTGTTCTGAATTGAAAATGAACAATGAAGAAACAAGAGCATGTACATCAGTTGCTCTATGTAAATCTTCTTTTTCTGGTATTGTATCAATAATTGGAACACCAAAATTAATTCTAAAGTTTTCTGATAAACCTAATCTTGGGTTGATTTTTTTGTATATTTGTGTTCTTGTTACTGATGAAATGATTGATGTATCGGAATCATCTATTTCAGTTTCTAGTTTTGAATTTCTTAAAATGACATTAAAATCATTCAAGTATTCTTCGTTGAAATCAACAATAGCATTTTTAATAATTGATTTCAATGTTTCTCTTGATGCGGATGTAACATTAACATCATAACGAACTTTCGAACGTACAGATAGATAAGAAAATTCTGGATCAACAAAAACAGGTCTAATACCAAATGGAGATCTTCTATCAATGAAATTTCTATATTCTATTTTTTTAGATTCTGGAAATCCATCAACATTTGTGATATCAACAGCAATGAATACTTTACCAAATTGTGGTGGTGATAAATCTTCTCCACCATAAGCATGAACAGCATTAATTTCTGGGAACTGACCTTTTAATGCAATACTGTAATCTGATGCAGTAATCGCTCTTTCTTGTGTTTGAAAATGTCTAGGTGCCATATATCGAATTGATTCAATACTTTCTTCTTCTGCACCATCTCTAGAATTTTCTAGTGTATTTACTTCAGGTGTGAAATTTAATTCATCTGAACCTGTTGGATCAAAATCAACCGAAAATTCTCTAGCACCATTTGGTAATTCACCTGATGATGTTCTATATTCCATTACAATAGTAGAATTGATTTTGGGTCTACGTCCTAAGTTATTATCACCAAATAAAACTTCAAAATATCCTGTTTCAGTTGGTTGTAAAAAGAATACTTTACTTGTTTCATCTAAATCGAGTAGTGATGTTGATAATTTATATGCATCACTTACTTCATTACCATCTTCAAATACAGAAACAGTAAGACTTTCAGTATCAATATTTCTATTTGTTAATTTGAATCTTTGATTTTCAATACCTTGTCTATAAGTATAAGTATCTTGAATATATGTTCCTTCAAAAATATCAGTTTCAAAGGAATATGTAGTATTTGCAGATGATACTGTTATTGTTTCTGGTATAGTAAAGGTATAGGATTCATTTTTCACTAGTGTAGTAAGAGGTGAACCTTTTTGAATGATATATGGAGCAGATTCACCTGTTGCTTCAAATTCAATACGAACTTTTGCCTTTGATGAACGAGCAGAACGTGGTAAATAATTTAGTTCTTTTGCATGGGATAAAATAGAATTACGTAATTGTGCAGAATCTAAAAATGATTCTGATAAAAGCATGTTTAAATAAAATGCATTTTTGTATGAGTTATAAGAAAGCAAATCTAGAAGGATATTAATATTAGATCCTTCAAAATCATAATCTTTAAATTGATTTTGGTCTCTTAGATAGTTCTTAAAACTTCCTTTTAGAGAAGCAAAATCAAGATCTACTAGATTGATTGATGTATTCGCCATTTATTATCTAACTCTCTCGATAGCTAAATCGAATGAAAATGTTTGGTCTGGTATATTTATAATAGAAAAAATAATAGTTATATTTATAGAATTTTCATTGAAACTTTGATCAATAGTGATTCCTTGTTGTTGACCACGAATACGTATATCAATTGGAACACATCTAGGCTCATAATCACGAATTAATTCACCTAACTGTATTTTGACAGCTTCAAAATCATTTTGACTTATCAGATCAAACAACGAATCACGAACTCTTGAACCTTTATCTGCATCATAGAATCTTTCACCTTGTGATGTAAGAACAAGTGATTTAAGTGATTGTTTTACTGAATCTTCATTAGTGACACGGCCAAGAAATCCTGTATAGGGATTCATATCAAAGTTCATGAGAAAATCTGCATAAACTTCAGTTTTCTTTGGTGTTAATGTAAATCTATCCGACCGTGCCATTTCTTTTCCTTATGGGTAACAAAATACAGATGCAGCACCACCTGCTGTGTGTGGATTATCATGTGGAGGAAACAATAAACGATCAGAATCAGCATTATCTGGTCCATGAACAATAACAGGAATTCCATTAATTGTTACAGAAGAACCTGTAGTATTAATAAGTCCCCCACCTATATCAGTATTTTGATCACCTTTTACTGCCCATAATTTACCATCTACTGTTACTGTACTTTGTCCTGTAACAACAGTTGTTGCTCCACAAATTCTAAAATCTCCATGTCTATGTGCTGGTTTCATTATGTAAAAGTCCCTCCTAGATTTCCTGTTCCATCTGGTGCACCTCTATATCCTGGTGAACCATCTCCATTTGGTTGCATTTTAATTGCAGAAGCTTGAACAAAAATTGTTCCATCAGAACCCAAAGACATATCACCTTTTGAACGAATATTCATTGAACCTGCATCTAAATTCATTTGTCCTTCTGCTTGAATTTTTGCATTACCATTTACATTGATAATTGCACCACCACCAACAACATTAATAGTCATACCTTTACCTATAGTAGTATCACTATGACCTGCAATTTCTACATGTTGCCCACTAGCAACTTGAATTTTATTATGTCCTTTTACACAAACATCATTATTTTCATCAATTGATACTGTTACACTACCACCAATTGTTTGTTTCGTACCACCTGCAGCTATTTGTGTAAAAGAACCATCTGGTCCAATTTGAAAAACAGCACCACCAGGATGATGAATTTCATATTTTTGTTTTCCTTCTTCACTACCAAAAACAACTTTCATACCACCAACATATTGGCGGGTTCCATTTAAAGGATATGCAGAATCAGAATGTGAATTATAATCCTTTTCGGTTCTGCCATGATTAACTTTTTCTTTTTTTTCTGCCATTATACAATTTCCTCCACTATATAATTTCCACTAAGATATAATTGTTTCCATGCTTTATATTCATTGGTTTCTTGATCATTTGCATCTAACGGTTCCTGTCCTGTTAATAATTTATATAGTCTTCTTAGTTCTTCTTCTAATTCATTCATTTCTTCATCATTAGGTTTATTATCAGCAGCTGTTTTTGAGATTGCACCAATTCCTGCAATTGCTCCTGCTAAATTACCTACTCCACCTACTGAAGTAAATACATTAGAAATACCACCACCACTTACAGATTTTTGTAAGTTTTGAGCCATCTTTAATGCTCCAGGAATTAATTCACCTTTTTGTCCAATAGTCTTTTCAATGAATTTTGGTGTATTTAAAACACTGCCTGCATTTGCAAGAAAATTACCTATTGATTCTGGTGTTTTTGCATCTTTAACAGATTTAAACCCCTTTTTACCAGATGGAAGATTAGCAAATTTAGCCATTTCTTTTAATGGATCTTTACCACGAAACTGGTCCACTGCGAATTTAAATTTACCTTCTAAGACCCCTAGAGCATCTTTGACACCTTTTAAATCATACGGATTTTTACCATTAAAAACCTGTTTCATGATATGGTTTAAACCTTTTGCACCAGTCAATGCATTTAAAACAGGAAAAAATGATGAATCTTTTGATGATGGATGTCTACCATCTTTTTCATTAGGTTCTTCTGTTGTGCCTTCACATGATACAACTTCCATATTACCATTATTATCAATATATTTTGCAGTAACAATTGAACCAACTACAAGAGAATGACCAGGAAAACTTCCAACTGTACCTAATCCTGCACTAGAAGCATCTTGTCTTACTTTTACCCATGGCAATTTATCATCAGTAATATTTGGTGTTTTTAATTGTTCTAATGTGCAAACTTTTATGCGACCATCTTGTTTTTTTGGATCTTTTTCACCATAACCAATATCAGTAACTACACATTTTACTTCATCGCCTTTAGTGAATTGATTTTGTCCTGCATTACTT